GCGGCCGGAGTGGCGAAGAATCCCGTGTTGCCCTCCTTGAAGGTCGTCAGCCACGCCGCCGGATCTTCCGGCTTCGCGTCCGCCAACTCCGAGGCGACGTACTTGCGATAGGCCGGGGCTACCCCGGCATCCGCAAGCGCCACCATCTGAGAGGCGCTCGACGCCCCGGCATCACGTGCCGTGACGATGGCTGTTTCGACCTCGGTCGGGGACTGCCACCCCTCGTATCCAGCGAGCTTCGCTTGAAGCTCGGCGACCGTCGTGCCGTGCGATCCGTTCGCTGTCTCCACCTCTCGCTGGAGAGTCGCGCGCTGGGCGGCGGCCTCCTTGAAGAGCGTGTTGACCTCGTTGAATCGCGACTTGGGAACCCATGCGGACGGGTCCCAATCAGCAGGCGGAGCCGCTGGCGTTGGAGGAGTTGCGGGGTCTTCGACTTCCGACATCTGCTCACCTATCCCCTGAGTCCGTGTTTACCGCGCAACGACGCGAGCGGTGGGGTGCCGCGTGGCAAGCGTATGGGGTGACGCCGCGAACGTGGGTGGAATGCGCCTAATCCTGTGCGGAATGTAGGGAATCCCTATATAGTCCGCAGGCACCCCCTAGAGCGGAGGCCCCTGGTGACGAAGAAGCGGCAGAACGTCGAACTCGATGAGGCGACGCGGTTGGTGGTGGATCGGCTCCGGGACCGCATGGGCGCGAGCAGCCGCAGCGAGACGGTGCGCCGGCTGGCGCGCTTCGTCTGGAAGGTGTCGGCGCCGGGGAATCGGCTCATCGTCCGGGACGAGGACGGCGGGGAGCGGGACGTGTCGTTGTGAGCACGCCCACCGTGATCGTCTGCGCGTACTGCCGAAGCCGCTACAGCATCAGCGACGACCGGTGCGGGAACTGTGGCGCGGCCGAAGGGTGGGGCCGTACGCGGTCCTAGCCCTCGTCGTCCGGCTCGTCCCCGTCCGGCTCCTCCGGCGGGAGCGGCGGCACATCGACGACCGGTGGTGGCTCGGGCGCGGTGCCGATCTGCATCAGGAACTCCTCGGCCTGCTCCTTCGTCAGCACCCCGCGGGACACGTCGAGCATGATGATGAGCCCCTCGGGCGTCGCTCCCGCAGCCTCAAGCGCACCGGCAACGGCAGCCCGCGCAACGGCGGCGAACGCCTCCCCCTCGGTTTCGCCGCGGTGCAGACGCATCCGCGCCTCGGTCCGCGTCATCAGGCCGATCTCAATCTCCGGCTCAATCGCTGCAAGCTCGTCCTGCCGCTCCTGTGCCGAGAGTTCGATCGAGCCGTAGTCGATGGAGTAGCCGCCCTCCACCGGAGCGTTTGTCGGGTCGAAGGCGCGCAGGATGGCCGAGACGATGCGGAACGATTCGGTGTCGCCGATCCGGTACTGCGGGATCAGGCTCGCCGCCATCTTCCGTTGGCCCGCGCGGCTGATGCTGATCGCCACGCCGGACTGCGGCCCCTTGCTGTCGATCGTGATGTCGGCGGCGCTGAGGCCGAAGTGGACCGCCATCGCCGCCGCCTGCCGCTCGGCCACGCGCATGGCCTTCTCAGTGTCCACCGGAGAGCCGAACTCAAACGTGGAGGGCGTGGAGTCGCCGTCGCTGCGGACGTACTTGATCCCGGTGGGGTCGTCGGGGATCGTCATCACCGAGGTTGTCTTGCCGTCCTTCGAGCCCGTGCCCACCGTGCCGGTCAGCTTGCCGCCGATGATGCCGCGCACGGCCCACGACGCCCGCATCGAAGCGTGGTCGATGTTCGTCAGGTTGAGCGCGTGCTGGACGGTGGCAAAGACCACCTCAGAGTTCCGCCACGGGCTCCAGTTCGTCGAGCCGGCGAGGAGGTGATAGAGCGTGTACGGCAACACCGGCCGCTTCGACTCGTCCCGCCAGGGGAACGCGGCGCCGGACCACTCGTCGGGGTTCACGAACTGATCGGTGATGTCGCGCTTGCGGTCGCCGGTCAGCACGCGGAAGTACGGGCGCTCGGGTTCGGGCGGCTCGTCCGGGTCGCCGGGGAGGGCCTCGCTGTTGGGCCGCACGTCCCACACGTGCCACGTCGCCTCCATCGTCTTGTTGCTGCCCTCGGTGCGGACCAACTGCCGGACCGACTCGTACAGCCGCCCCGGCTTCGTCGGGTCCTCGGGCATCGGCAGCGTGAACACCCGATCCACATCGACGATCCGGCAGGACAGCCGGCCGGGGGACTTCGGGTCGGCGGGGTCGCTGCGGAGCCAGTCGAACGCGAGAAGGCTCTCGTTGATGGCGTTCGTCATCTGCGACGAGGTCTGGCGCTGTCCCCAGAACCGGCACTGATCGAGCGCCGCGTCCATCTTCGCGCGGTCGTCGGCCTCGGCGTGGCCGATGGTCGGCGCGCTGTCGTACCCGGTGGCCAGCCGCACGGCCAGTTGCTTGAGGATGTTCTGCGACGTGTTCGGCCTGCCGACGAGTCGGTGGCGAACCTTGCCGAGCTGCTTGAGGATGTGGTCGCTGAGGACCGCCTCCCACGCGCCGGCCATGATGAGGCGCCGCAAGCCGGCCTCGCGCATCCGGTCCTTCTGGAACCCGTCCGGGATGCCGGGGACGAGGTTCACCGTCCCCGCGAAGTCGGAGCCTGAGTAGGTGTCGGTCACGCGGGCCGAGTGTATAGCCGCGCGCTACAATCGCGCAACGGTCATTCGTCGTTGGTGGGGCCCGTGAACTTGAGCGGCTTGAAGTCGGGTGGCTGTGGTGCGGTCGCGCGGTGGTCCGCGCGGTGCGCTTCGATGAGGTCGAACCCGTCCGGGCTGATCGGGATGTAGTCGGCCGGGGCGTCGTCGATGAGGAAGCCGTCCGGCCCGAACCACTCCGGGTGCGCCGCCTTCATCTCCGCGGCCCGTGCGCCGAACTCGCGCATGGCGTCGGTGAGCGCATCGGACGACCTACCGAGGCCGTGCGTACTGCGGCGGATCAGTGCCGCCTTGTCTTCGTTGGTCATCCCGTCGTCAGCGGCCCGCGCCACGTCCTCCCACATCTGCCGCGACCCCGCGCCCACCGGCTCGTCGTGGACCACCAGCCGCAGCCGCCGCTCGATCGCTTCCGGCCCGCCCATCTCGTGGATCTTCGCGATCACGATCACCTACATCACCTCCCGTTCGATCATGAGCACCGCGTACCGCTCCACGTCGATCCGATGCGACAGTTCGTCGTGGTCGCCGGCCCAGCGGGCGTTGGCGCGGATGGCCAGCGGGCACGCCTCGCTGACGGTGTAGTCCTCGCGGGCCATGCTCTGGTTCAGCCGCTTGAGGCCGAGGTCGATCGAGCCGGTGCCCTTCCACACGTTGCGGACCGTGATGCCGTCCTGCCAGTGGGCGACGTTCATGAGGCGGGTGAAGTGCTCGCTGTAGATGTCGTTGAGCTTCCTGCCGCCGCGGCTCTTGCCTCCAGTATTGTGATCGCCCCAGGCGAAGTCCACGTCCCCGAGCTGCAGCCCGGTCCGCTCGACCATCTCCTTGACGTAGAGCGCCTCCTCGTCGTCACTGTCGCCCGCCTCGTTCGCGTGCTCGCCGATGAGGCGGATCGCGATCCGAAGCTCCCGGCCCTCCCTCCTGGGTTGGAACGCGAACAGCCCCCAGAAGCTTGCGCCCGCCTTCTCCCCGTGGTCCACCACCAGGGCCAACCGCACGGGCTCGCGGGGGTCTGGCCAGCCGCTGCCCACGTCCACGTCGCGGGGAATCACCAGCGTCGGCTTCCACGCCCGCAACGAGCGGTCGCCGCTGACCGACTCCCAGTCGCCGTTGACCCGCTGCTCGTACTCCCAGACCTCGACGTTGCCGATCTGCGCGTCGATGGACGCCTGCGTACGCTGCGGGCAGTCCTCGACCGTGAGCTTGATGCGGTGGATCGACCAGTCGCCGGTTGGTTCGTCCCCGGTGTCCGGGTCGCCCGCGACGATGCAGCGCAGCCAGCGCAGGTCGCCGACTGACTTGAGCGTGCCGTCCTTCCGCATCTCATCCACCGGCGTGAACACCATCGAGATCGGCGCCTCGTCGAAGGCGGCGGCGCGCGTCGTCTCGCCCCAGACCCTGCGCTCGGGCGGCTCGTTGATCGCGACCATGTCGGCCTTGATGCCGGCGACGGCCTTCTGCGCCTGCGTGCCTGCCCGGAAGATGATCCGCGATCCGTTCTTGAACCGGATGACCGGCTTCTGTCCGATGCGGTAGCCCTCCTCGTCGCTGTAGTTGCAGCGGGGGGAGAGGACGTCGGGCGGCATCAGCTCGTGGAAGATCTCGCACACGTCCTCGGCGTACCCGCCCTTGAAGTCGGCGACGACGCAGAGGATCTTGCAGGGGAAGGGGACGTCCGACCGGGCCGGATGCTGGCCTAGACAGCACAGGAGCTGATCGGCGACCCAAATATAGGTCTTGCCGGTCTTGTTCCCTGCTTGCAGCATGCGGTTCTTCGACGGGTCCAGGAGGTAGGCCAACTGCTTTGGGGACGCCCCGCCCGCCATGAGCACGGCCAGCGGGTTCGCCGCCTCAAGCGCCATGAGTGCATCGAGTTCCGCGAGCGCCTCGGGACTGAGGCTGGCCGGGTCGATCCCGGCTAGCGGCGTCGCGCTCATCCGGCGGGTGTTTCCTCGGCGGAATCGCCGCTCAGGGCCGTTTTCGGTGGCGGGAACATCTTCCGCGCCTGCCGGGACCTCACGACAGCACCGCCTTCACCGTGCCGCACGTCGGGCACGCCACCAGCGGCGGGGAAGGCGGCGGGGCCCCGAGGGGGCGGAACATCGCCGGGGCCCGAGCGCTGGCCACCCGCCACCCGTCTGCCGCGCTCGTCTCGCCGCAGCCGTAGCACCTGATCTGCGGCCCCGGCTCCACGGCGTCCGCTGCCCACTGCGCGAACTCTGCGGCGGTTGCCCATCCCGTGCCGGCCCATGTGCCGTCCTGCGCCTCGGGGCGCGTCTGGTGCGGCCGGAAGCGGTACGCCACGTCACCGGACGCAGCCATGCCGCCGACCTCCTCGACCTCGCGGTACTCGTACCGGGCCTCGCCGATCGTGGAGCTGCCCGCGAGCCGCTGCTGGATGAAGCGCCGCATTGGCTTCCGTCCCGTGCCGGTGTGCTCGCCGGTCATTCTTCCTCCCGTTCGGCCAGTAGCCTCGCCGTGAATGCGGCCCTGCGGTGCGCCAGTTCCTCGCCCGTGACCGCGGTGACCTCAGCCTTGAGTTCGACCTTGAGCGGCGCGCGAATGCGCTCCATCGCGACGAGCTTGTCCGCGGCGGTGCCCATGATGCGGTTCAGCACCTCCGGTTCCATCGCCTCGATCTTCGCCTCGTCCTTGAGCCGCTTCACGATTTCGCCCCCCGAGAGTTCGACGATCGCGGCACACAAATCCTCCATCGGGCGGCGCTGCGAAATGACCGCGTTAGCAAACGTCACGTCGTCGCGACGCCATGCAAACACCGCCGTATGGCTCACCCCTGCCGCTTTCGCCGCCTGCCGGTACGACCCGCCCTCGGCCAGCACGAGCGCCGCCGCAGCCTTCGCCTTGTCCAGAATGGCCGGCTTCGATCCCATGCCTTAGCCCTCGTCCTCCAGCAGCCCGCGAAGCCCCCGCCGCAGCGTGCGCCGCACCTTGTCGCCCTGCGACGCCACGGCGGCATCGGGCCGGGCGCTCGGGGGCGCCACCTCTTCGCCGACGGCGCGCGCCATCAATTCCGCGAGCATCCACTCCATCACCAACAGCCGCAGCCGCTCCGAGTCCGACTCGCCGCGCTGTGTCCGCAGCCAGTCGCGCACGCTCGTCGGCAGCGACACCATCACGCGCACCGTTGGCTCGTCGGCCAGCGAGCGGAAGTTGGGGTTACCGCGCTTCGGGGTGGCGTCGGTCATGCCTGCGCTCCATCGGGGTGATCGGCGCCGCCGTGATCACCGCACAGCCCCTCGGGGCCGTTCGCCTTGACAGCGACAGTGGAGCACCACAGGACGTCGCACACCCATGGCACGGGCGCCCGGAGCGCAGCGCGGGCCGCTGCCTCTGCGGCGATCCGTTTGTTGGCCTCGCGGGAGGCGATCGAACGCGCGTTGCGGAGCGTGGAGCACCCCTCGTCGAACCCTCGGGCGTTGCCGTCCAGGTCGTACCAGCACGCGAAGAACCGGCCTTCGGGCGACGGTGGGCCACGCCACGCCGCCGCCCTGCGGTCGCTGCGGTAGGGCGAGCCCTTGCGCCATCGGGGTGCGGTGCTCATGCGGCTACCGCTCCCGGCAGGAGTAGACCGACCACGACTTGACGCCGCGATCCTCGGCCCACTCGCGGGCCAGCCGCTTCGCATCCCGCAGCGCCGTCACGAAGTCGGGCGCGAACCGCACCAACTCGGACCGCATCCGGCCCGCCGTGATGACGATGTCGAACGTGTCCCACCCGGAGACGTGGGCGAAGGGGGCGGCTGCTGCGGTGTGTGCGTTGCTCATGAGCGGAACCTAGCAACACCTATTCTTAGGCGCAACCCCTAGATTCGATTCGTCGCGTTTTCCCTCGGTCGGCGGCAACTCCTCCAGCCTCACGGCCTCGGCGCAGCGGTCCGCGCACGCTCGCTCGTCGGCGTCGGTCTTGCTGCCTTCGGGGATGGCGAGAAGTCGAACGAGGCTCATCGGTCTTCCAGTGCGTCGAGAATGCAGCGCGCGGCGTCGTCGTTCGCGTTCGTCTGCGCTTACAGGCATCGGTTCGCCTCCATGATGCGGGCCGCGATGGCGGCGGCAAGCGGCGGCGGCACTGCATCGCCTACCTGCGCGTACTGCTGCGACTGGGCGCCCTGGAACGGGT